GTCTTCCTTCTTCTCAGACTTAGGAGTACGGGTTACTGGCTCTGACTCTATCTCAGAGTGAGCACAGAATCCTAGGCACACTAAAGTCTCCTCTCGGATGCTCGCACACCCAGAGAGAAGAACTAGTACCAGAAGAACTTTTAAGGCGTAGCCCAAGGTAAACCAGAGCCTCTAGTTGGGTTGACCTTCTCAGCAATCTGGGCGTCAATGTTGTCCTCAATTTGTTGCTTCTGAGACTCGCTTGGTACGCCTTCTTCGTCTACGTCCATCGTAGTTGCACTGAGGTCTGTCATCAGCCAGTTAAGCGCCTCTTCCTCAGTAATGTTATCCCAGTCAACCGATGATCGCTGGTCAACAGTTACTCCTTGAGTGCCGTAAGAGGAGCCAGTGTTGCCATTCTCGTCCTCTCCAGAGCAGGTCCAGTGAATGACAGTAGCAACCTTCTGTCCTTCAACGACATCGTAGTCGATGGTTACAATGTTCCACGTGTAGGTATTCATTAGTTAGCTCCTTTGAGTGCCGATACTTCGGCTTTGAGTTCTTCAATCATTACTTGTTGCTCTTGGATGGCGCCTGTCAAAACGGCTACAAACTTCATGTAGTCAACGCCATACATCGTAGCATCGTCAACACTAAGAGGGTTTACACGGTTAGCAAACTCAGGCGTTTCTAGCAGTTCTTGAGCAATAAAACCATTATCCTCTGCCCCGTTAACTTTCCATGAATATTTGCGAGGCTTTAGCTTCATTACATCGTCTAAAGCGTTATCGTAATCTCTTATGTTTTCTTTAAGACGAGCATCTGATGACGGGCTAAATGTGGTATTAGATTGATCGTGCGAGATGGCGCCAACGATTGTGCCCGAGCCGTTAACAACTTGCAGTACAACACCAGTTCCTGTGGTCTTAGTGTCTTTTATAGCAAGACCTGCGGTAACGCCGTTTGTGTAATCAAGGCAAAACTTCCCTCCAGCAACTTGTGATGTTCTACCAACCAGCACGTTACCAGCGCTATCAATACGCATACGCTCGGTATTAGCGGTTGCGAAAACGGAATTGCCTGAAGTAGATTGATTCCAAAAATAAGCATGTCCATTATCTTCACTTGCGATATAAAAGTCGCCTGACCCCGTGGTATCTAGAACCAAAAACGAGCCACCAGACCCTCCCTGTAAACGTAGTGTTTGCCTTCCTGTGGTTGTAAACCAATCGCTAGAGGTTCCAATACTTATGTTGCCGTTAGTATGGATACGCATACGCTCTGTAGCATTAGTTCCAAAAGCCATAAAGTCGTTTTCGTTTTGATATATGTAAGCCGCTGTTCCTGCTTGGGTAATCTCAAAACCATCGGCTGATCCGGTACCGGCAGTGTCAGAGTCGCACAGCTTTAATCTTGCGGCTTGCGTATTTGCAATTATTACCCCGCCACCGTTTACGAAAGAGCCGGTATCAGTTCCTACTAACAAGTTACCAGAGCTATCAATACGCATCCGCTCGGGACCATTGACATTAAACTGCATATGGTCAGTTGAATGATCGTATGAAAGGATACCTTTACCGTCGTCATTATTATCGCCAAAGCGTAACTGTGCAGAGCTAGTGTTTGGCACAAGCGTTTGAAGAACACAAACAGTATCGTTTTCTAGCGTTAGTACTGAGAATGAGTTACTTGAAACTGACCCAGCAGAGCCTTTGTGTACATGAAGCGTTTGGTCAGGACTCGTAGTCCCAATACCAACGTTGCCTGAGTCATAGTAGATGTCGTTACCGTTGACTTCCCATTCACCTGAGTCACCACTGCCACCCAGAGGAATAACGCCCCCGTTGTTCTTAGTATAGAGGCGCTTATTAGTTAGGTCAACCGCCAGTTCTCCGACACTCAGATCTCCATCAGCAGGAGCACCAGAGCCGTTCTTAGTAATAATAGTAGTAGCCATTTAATAAGATCCTCCGTCAATAGTTGACAGTGTTGTAGCTATAGAAGTTGTCCCAGAGCCTGTGATTGCTCCGGTTAGTGTAATAGTCTCGTTACCAGTGATGTAACCACTGTCGTTAGTCCACTGACTTATGTTCTGTGAGTTAAGCTGTGATGCTGTGATACCGCTCAAGGAGCCGCCTAAGGTCAGGTCACCCAGAGTAGTTACTGTGCCTGTCAAGGTTATCCCGTTGACGGTTCCTGCGCCTGATACACTGGTTACCGTACCAGTACCACTCTGGGCAACCCACACAGACCCGTCGTACACCTTGAGCGAGTCTACAGTCGTGTTAAAGTAGACTGCTCCGGCGATCAGAGCACCACCTTGGTTGTTAGTAGAGGGATCAGAGGCCTTAGCTCCTAAGTACCTCTCGTCAAAGTCGTCAAATAAGTCCTCTGTGTCAGAGGCACTAGAGGCGGCATCAGACGCACTAGAGGCCGCTGAGGAGGCGCTAGACGCCGCGTTAGAAGCACTCGTAGACGCACTGGACGCACTAGAGGCCGCGTTGACACGACTCATAGCGGCACTAGCCTCACTGGAGGCCGCATTGGAAGCACTGGTTGATGCGCTAGATGCGCTAGCGGAAGCACTAGTCTCACTAGCAGATGCACTGGTTGCACTAGCCGCCGCGTTAGTCTCACTAGTGGACGCACTGGACGCACTCGCCGCTGCATTAGTCTCGCTAGTTGCCGCGTCAGTCGCCGCTTGTTGTGCCGCAGACGCATCAGCCGCTACTCCAGCTTCACTAGCCGCCGCATTAGCCGCACTGGTAGCGGCCTCAGATGCGCTTGTGGAAGCTTCGTTTGCTTTGTTAGTAGCAATATTGGCCTGATCTTCAGCCTGTTTAGCGTACAGAGCCACCTCTGACGCATAAGCATCTGTAGTAGCATCTCCTGAACCGCCGTCACCACGATAGATTGGCACGATAGATTGCTCCTAAGAAAACAAACAAGAAAGGAAAAGGGGCCACTTGGTGACCCCCTGTGTTACTCTAGTCTTAAGCGGCAACGCCCAAGATGAGACCAGCCTCAGGACGGTAGGTTTCGATACCGTACAGAGTGTCAGCAGTGTACAGAGTTGAGAGGTACTCCTGCTTGTACTGAGTCTGCGAACGTACAGCCATCTGCTCCGCGAGAACAATAGCGTCTTTGTGGAAGAACAAGCAACCACGTACACCAGTGTCCATAGTGGGACAGTTAGACGATACGTACACGTCTACACCGTAGAGGTTACCGATGAGGCCTGACTCTACAGAACGACCATTAACAAAGTCGCTAGAGACGTAACGATCAATACCCATGATGTCACGCCGAGCCGCAGGTGGGATCACCAGAGCACGGTTGTCCATAGGTACGTCAGCGTCGTCGAGGATCTTGATAGCCTCACGGAAGCCTTCGTCGTTGAATGCTTCAGCAGTGCCGCCAGCAGTGAAAGCCGTTACGGAAGTAGCATCAAACATCCAGCTAGCAGAGTTGACCCAATCAGCCGGCGCAGGTGCTACAGTACGAGTACCGTCACCAAAGCCAGTGGCACAGTTGATGAGATCAGTGTCTACTTGGACAGCCAACTGATAACCAGCGTCGTCTGTGTAGAACTGTCGCAGAGTGGTCAGAGCCTGTACTTCTACGATGTCCTCAATCAGACGCGAGTACTCAAAGTGACGGTCCACAGCAATCGTGAGTTCCTGCTCTACGTTCGCCTGAATCGTAACCGCAGTGTCAGCTACTTTAGCGTTAGCTTCGCCACGGATAGGCTTAGGTACGTGAATCAGGTCACCCTTCTTGCCCGTCATAGACATACGCTTGACGAGGGGAGCCATCTTGAGGTTCTTTTGATAGGCGGCAATTACCTCATCACTCCAGATTTCTGGGATGAAAGTGTCTGCCGCTGTTTTGTTGACGATAGAACCGCCGCCAACTGTACCGGGATAAGTCTGTTCAGCCATGATAATTCTCCTTTAGGCTATCGAACTCGACCCTCGGCGTATGCCTTCAGAAGCTCGTCTGAGAGGGCTTGGTATCGCTCTGGATCGGTTTTCATAAGTTTAATAATGTCAGCACGACGATAAACTTTCTTACGTGATCCTTCTGCTGTTCCGCGAGCGTTGCCTGTGCTGGCTGACTTCACTTGACTCTTACGGGCGGCTTTTTCAGCCTGTGCGGTCTGCTGGACTACTGTATTCTTATCCTTCCAGAGACTAAACAGCTCGTGAGCCGCGTCGTAATCGTACCCTTGGTCAGCCTGAACAAACAACTGTGTTCGGACTTTTGACCCCTTGATCCACTCAGCAAACTTAGGATCCTGTAGTACAGCTTCCATGTCTGGGTGGTTCTGTTGAAGTTGTGCTAGAGTAGACTGTTTCTTAGCTAGTTCAGTGTACGCCTGCGCTTCTCTGATCTTGGGGTGGTTATCTATAGCTCTACTAACAGCGGTCTTAGGATCAACAAAGAAATCAACATCATCTTCATCGTCTGTTTGTTGCTGTGGTTGAGGTGCTTGTTGCTCTGAGAGTTGTGTTTGGATGTAGTCATCAACAACACCACGTAGATCACCTATCTCCGTACTCTGTTTGCCTGTAAACTTCTCAAGCTCTTGGTGCATCTGCACTAGGTCTTGAACAGACTTACCTTGGTACTTTTCGGGTAACTCAGGCTCCTGAGGTTGTTCCTCTTGTTCTTGAGGAGTCTCTGTGGTATCCTGAGTATCTAGTTGGTCTACTGGTTCCTGATCCTCTTCCTTACGCTCATCAATTAGTGTCGCTCTTGACATTGTAAACTTACCCCGCCTTTATAGGTTGTGGAGAAATAAAATGGAAGTTGCCCCGTAGGATTTCCGTTAGTTGGTTCCAGCCTTCTGATGCTCCTTTACCCACCTCATGTGCCTACCGGGGAAATCCCCAGAAGCACCCTCTAGTACGCTAGGAGTGGCTGAGACAATCTTTGTAGCGTTAGCACCACAACCGCACCTACTGGTCTTGGTGTCACTTTCTACAAATTCTTCAAAGATATGACCTTGGTCACACTTAAACTCAAATACCTTAATCATCTTCTTCAGAGGGCTTAGTAGCTTCCTCGTAGTTATTCTTAACGATAGTCTCCATGTTCAGTAGGTGGGCTAAAATGTTTAGTTGTCCCTTACGAAACTGAAGATCCTCTGAATCCTTAGTTGCTTCTACAGAGTTAATGTTGGCTACGTTGCTACCAAAGTCCTCCATAAGTTGTTTCCAACCGTCTGTCATAAAAAGACTAAAGTAATTGTCGTAGTAAGCTTGATTTTCTTGGTCCACTTGAGGCCTCTTAGGTTGTCTCTGGTTAATGATTTGTACCGTAGTACACTATATATTATACCATACTTTTACTCAAAAGTCAAGCTTTTTCTTCACTTTTGGTATTATTTACGCTTTTTCTTAGCAGTCTTGGCCGCTTTCTTGAAATCTGAGGACTTAGGAGCGCCCTTAGACCCCGGTTTACGCATCTTTTCGCCTGATCCAGCCTTAATACGCTTTCGTTTAGCGTTAATGTTGGCGTACAGACCCTTCTTAGGCACGTTTCTTGGCCTTCTTCTTCTTTTTCTTAGGTGGTCGGCCTACTTTACTACCGTATGTACCCTTTCCGCGTGGCATAAGCTATCTCCTCTCTACCATTTGACCTTATTGGCCCAGTATGCCGCAGACATTTTGCCTTTGGCGATGTTTTTAGCGTGTCTAGCCTTAAACGACTTCTGTCTAGGGGTAGCTTTCTTGTCCCCAGAGACTCCTTGCTGTCCAAAGCGTATAGTTTTTACCTTGTCACCTTCCTTGGCTACCACTACGTGAGACTTAGTAGGGTGATTAGGCGTTCTCTTCGGTTTGTTGAACCCGCTTACTCCTGCCCGTGCTAGTCTTGGATCTTTTTCCTTCGGCATTAGATGACTCCTTCTGGTGCAGGCCCGACATTTGGCCCTCTAGGTCCGCGAGTCGTTTCTCTAGGGCCTCTATCTTGTCCGAGTGGGCTTCGAACACGCTGTTCAGTTGGCCTAGGAATTTGTTGATTTCGGTCTGTGTCATTAACACGGGGTGTTACTCCTTTGTCGCTTAGTGCTTTCTCCTTGAGTGCTACCTCAGCAACTTTCAGGCGACGCTCAAACTCTCTGTCGTCCTGATCTCCCGCCTGTAGGTTACGTGTGATAGCGCTGATCTTGTCGATCTCAAGCTCCTGTGGTGCAAGCTGAGTGTCAATGGCGTACTTGCCTGCTCTGGCCTTAGACTCAGCCGCTTGAGCGTTGAGTGCCGCAGTCTGACTCTGCTGGAACTCAATCTGTGCCTGTTGAGCCACCTGAGCCATCTGCTGTGCCTGAGGATCTGGCTTCTGAGCCTGTTGCATAGACGCGATGAGTTCCTCACGGTTACTGAGGTTCATGTTGTCGATGATGCTCTGGATCAACACGGGGTAGATAGGCGAGTCTTGCTTCATAGTCTGCAGTAGCTGGACTAGCTGAGTAACCTCGTATTCCCTAGCGATAATCCCCA